ACAATCAGGCTTTCCCTTCTTAAGATCTCATGGTCCGTGTTCTGCGAACTAGATCTTCTGCGATTCCCCCTCTCGTCTGAGACCACATTTATTAACCGTCCTGGGAACTGTCCGACGATGGTTTTACTAGCTTTAAATGTGTTCGAGTCTTCTTGGTAGAGTTCCCCGAAGATATGAATCTTATTACCCACCATGTTAGCGTAAATACCGCATAGAGGATGGACGTTAAAGTCAAGGCCCACAAGAAGTACGCCATGATTGTCATTAACGGCTTTAACGTGTTTACTTCTATCAAACTTATAAAACACTTTCCCGGAACTGAGGTTAACAAAGGCCCCGTCTAGTTCCTGCTGCGCTAGCTTCGAGTCGTATTGCTCTCTGAGGTTTTCTAAGTAGTCTTCTGATACATTATCTGCGTTGTCTGAAGTCTTAGAGTAAACAACTCTGCTGCTCTTAACTGGGCTGTGTACAAATCTTTCGTATAACCAATTAAATCCGTTTGGTGTCGTAGTGCCCTTCCATTGACACGGTCCATTCTTATCCCTAAGACGACCAGCGATGATGTTGTATCCATATTCGTCATAGAACGCACATTCATCAGACCAACACCATCCAACCGTGATACCCCGAATAACTTCCGTGTTCTGCATAGCATAAGCGTAGATAGTTGTACCGTTGACGACAAGATAACTCTCTTGCTTCTTGTATTCGTAGGGTATCTTAAATTGTTCAAGTAACTCAAACAGTTTTTGGAGTGTCGCTTTTCTAAGCTGTGAATGCGTGTTTGCTGTAATAAGCCCCGTCACCCCAGGGTACTGATGCACCATCGCTATAACCCATAGTGCTCCGGCATGTGTTTTACCGGATCCAACTCCTCCACAGAACAGCGTCTTTTTCTCCTGTGCCGTAAGGAACTCCATTTGGGAGGTCGACACTGGTAGATTAGTTATTGACTGCGTCGTCGTCGTCATCGTCTTCCCGTACCACGGTTAAGTTAGCGTCACCCTTTTCAACAAAATTGAAGACCGGTTGCTTGGTCTCTTCCTTCTTTTCCTTCTTGGGCTCGTATAGCCCGCCTAGCTTGGCTTGAAGGTTAATTGAGTCCATGGCGTTTTTCACGTTGCCGGCCTCTAGGGCCTTCTTATATAATAGGTCATTCCGAGCCATGAGCTTAACCTTTAGCTCTCCCCGGGCTTCCTTCTGGATCTCAATCATTTCGTTAATGATCGCACGGTACTGCCGCTCAATCGAGTGTGCCGAGCACTTATGCTTTCTAGCTAGATCTTCTGAGAACTCCTTAGGGGTCTTACCCTCGGCTATCGCAGCCTGGATATCCTCTTCTCGTTCTAACATTTGCCGTTTTGTTGCTTTTGACATAAAAAAGTGCTCCTATATAACATATACTTATTTTTGTCAAGAAAAAGTACTAATTTATGTAAAAAAACATAATTTTTTTGTGTACTATCGATAGATTCGATCTGGAGGTAAAATAAATGCGAGAAATTAAGAAATTAGTGGTGCATTGCTCCGATACTCAGGATTCTTTGGATATAAAGGCCAAGGACATCAAAAAGTGGCATACGGACCTTCCGCCCATGGGTAATGGCTGGTCTGACATCGGATATCACTATGTTATACGCCGTGATGGCACCATAGAGCGCGGTAGACAGGACAAGACGCCCGGTGCGCACGTTAGAGGGCATAATAAGGAGACAATAGGCATCTGCTGGGTAGGGAGAAAGAGTATTTCGGACGCCCAACTGCAATCCCTATACTCACTTCTACAGGGGCTTATGAACACCTATGGTCTTGATGTTACTGACATTTATGGACATACAGAGCTAGACAGCGGTAAGACGTGCCCGAACCTAGACATGAACTTTATACGTTTACATACACTATTTCACACAGGGATCATAAATCATGATGAAATTTAAAGAGCAAGCAAAAAGAATAATGAAGTTTTTTAGACTAACCGACGATAATGGCATGCTGTCACTAACTAATATCACTATGATACTGGTTATGTATAAGGTGGCTACGGTCCCCGCCGTATCGATGTCCGATATCACAGCACTAGCGCTTGGGGTTATGGGCTATCAAGTTAAAAGGTATATTGAGAAATGAGACCTGCAAGTTCAAAAGCAAAGGGACGCCGGTTCCAGCAATATATTAGAGACTTATTACTTAAAGCCGCGGATACCCTGGAAGAGGACGACATACGGTCTACATCCATGGGGGCACCCGGTGAGGATATACAACTAAGCCCCGCAGCCAGGAAGGTCTACCCCTACGCAATCGAGTGTAAGGCTGTAGAGAAGCTCAATATCTGGGAGGCCATCAGACAGGCTAAGGAAAATGCCCGGAAATACATCCCAGTAGTATGTTTTAAACGAAATAACCACGAGGCGTGGATTGCTATGCCTCTAAAAGAATATATGGAGAAAGTACATGGATATAGCGAAGATAGCTAAAAGTGGAGTGTTTATAGCGGTTTGTGCAGCATCTGGCATAGTTGGATACAAGTGCGCAGGCCCGCAAGAGGCTGAAGTTATTACTAAAATCGAAAAAGATGTGGTAATTGAAGAGAAAATCATAGAGAAGCCTGGTGGGGAGCGTATCATCGAGCGTGTAGTCAAAGATAGAAGCAGCTCACATCAAATTAAAGCGGTGTACAAGCCAAAGTACATTCTGGGGCTCTCAGGGGGGTCTAGATTCGACGGAAGGTCTAAGCCTACCTATACCCTTAGTGTGCAGCGTAGAATCGCAGGAGAGCTATTTATGGGCGTCTACGGGACTACTGACAAAGAAGTTGGACTAATTCTAAGCTACGCATTCTAGAGTTGCTTAAGTTGGTGATATTGTACATATGGAAGGGGTCATCTTTAAATGGGCCCGTAAGGACTCCCTCTATTGGGCATATGTACTGGTCTAGGTCTGGTATGTAGAGTATAATATCATCCCAATAGCCCTCTCCGGTGGGCTCAAATGCGTCCTTGTATATACATTCTACGTAATGGAGTTCAATTCTCATATATTAGTCCTTAAAAAATTCATAAAGCTCTTCAGCTTCATTAATCTCTTGGTTCATAGCCCAATCCAAATGTGGGCCATACTCAGCTATATAAATCTCAATATCGTACTTGGTGGCTAAGCCTAATCTCTCAGGAAACTCGTCTAAAAATACCACCGGGTCGTCTCCATCGTAGGTAACCGTATAAGTGCTACTAAACCATTCCCCATCGATCGTAAATAATACACAAGCATCAGTTAACGTTCTAATTTCTAGATTATTCATCAATTTGGGCCCCCTCTTCAGTTAATCTTAGCTTCAGTGAGTGAGAAAACTGACCCTGATAATCATAGTCTAAATCTCTACCAAGACCATTTAAGATATTATACGAGTCATTGTAAAAAAAGTCATAACATACTATATCTGGTGCGAAGAGAAAGCATCTTAATATATTTATAACCTCTACTTCGTGGGCTGGGGCATTTTCTAGTGCTCGCTCAACCGCTTCATGAACCTCAGGATCCCTAAAGTAAATATCATGCCTATTCATATCTTCGTATAGAAACCTCAGCATTTTACGTACATCATTCATATTTTCTCCCTTTGTATAATAAGCTTATCGGTAGCTATTCAGAAAACTTTAGTCTTTTTTCGGCTATCTCAAAATAGGTCGGATCTTGTTCAATACCTATAAACTCACGGTTTAAATTCTTGGCAGCTACCCCCGTAGAACCCGAGCCCATTGTGAAGTCTAGGACGGTTTCACCTTCTAGGGTGTAGGTTTTTATCAGATACTCCAGGAGCGGGACTGGTTTTTGGGTTGGGTGCGCAACTTTTTCCTTTGATGAATTATGTACACATTTAATTCCCTCAATAACCCTACAGGGGTAGATCTTATCAGTGGCATTATTTTCAAAACGCTTGGAGTAATCCCTGTAGTTTTCACTTTTTGTTGAATGCTTTTTGTTTCCATGCTTTGTTGTAGTTCTTATCTCTAATATGGGCCTATAGTTTACTTGTTTGGTGTAAAAAACACTGATTATTTCATTATTTAACATGGGCATTCTTTTAGCGTTTAAAAACCCGGTCTTTAAGTTCTTTAGCCAAATCCAATCGTACTTAAACATCTTAATGTTGCTCATCCTAAGCGCCGAACTAAATGGTTCGCTACCAAACAAACAGATAGCTCCATTATCCTTAACCACTCTGTGTAACTCTCTCCACATAGGCTCGAACGGAATAACACTATCCCACTTACATGCAGTCGTACCATAGGGGGGGTCAGTTAAACATAGATCTATACTATTGTCGGGTAGAGTCTTTAGTATCTCTAAGCAATCGCCCATTATTAATTTCATTATATTGCTCCTCTGTCAGTTCATGCTCAAGCACCAGGTCGCCGTCTATTTCCCAGGCCATCTCGTGGTGGACCTCTCCACAGCACATATCCTGTGTCTCATTCCCACAATACACGCATACTGACCCGATCTCTTCGATTTCCATTACTCTTGTATCCGATCAAAGCGTAGGTAGCAGTCGCCGTTGTTCTTGACTAGGCTTGAGCCGATCTCGTCCTCTAGGTTGTACACGTCTCCATCATTCATCTGGTCGCATAGCACGTTTATCTCGGTGACGTTATAGTCCGTGTAGAAATAGTTGTTGGTTACGACGTCGTCTCCGTATTTCTTACCGCAGCCAATAATTGTCACTGCCATCATTGTAAGTATTATTGTTTTCATTTTGTCTCCTTTATACAGCGCCCGATTCTCTGTCGGGGTCTAAATACTCAGTACCGCTTTTTGTCCCAAAGACCGCCTCTTCAAGGCGCTTTAGTCGGGCTTCTGTTTCTTCAATCTTCTTTTCTAATTGCTCTAGCTCGACTATACTGTCGATACGCTTTACATAAGTCAATCCTGAGCCATGCATAACCGTAGTCAATCCTGAGTCTAGTATAACCGTACCGCTGGCGTATTCGTAATCGTCACCCATCTTCACCCTCCTGCCACTGCCGCAATATCTCTGTATAGTATCCTTTGATAGCCTCATATTCATCCATCGCTTTAGTATACTCTTCTATGCTGATTTTTCCTGTAATAACATCTACAGCTCTGGGCCTATTCGTTAACTCGTTTTGTACAGTGATTGTCACACACTCTTCAACAGTTAACTGCCGTTTTTCGCCACTCATACTATTCTCCTAACTTAAATTCTGGTCCTATTTCTATAGTAACCGTAACCCAAACCAAAAGCAAGGTAATTTCGAAGGGACCGCCGATTAATCTGTAGCTATCATAGAATATACCCAGACCGCCCTGTAGCCTTGGACAATTGTTTAATACGTAGCCTATGCGCAGGTAGTGCCGTAAATTGTCACCTATATAACTAACCCACTGTCTAACTTTTTTACACATACTTTTATATTCCTTTTCTATAGTCCTAATATTACAACGACCGTCCCAATGGTGTCAACCTTTATTATTGACCATCGTTGTGCGGCGACTTTACTTATTAGTCACTTTCCTACTACCGTGGTATGCAGGGTTCAGACTGTAGGGTCTAACTGATTTTCTACCGCCGTGTTTGGTCGGTCTCTTGTCGGATTCTGTCAGTCGGCACATGTTCTTGGGTCCGTTTAGCAAATCACGCATTAACCCTTTCTTCCTTTTCTTCATTACTTCTCCTATATGTCTAAGCCAGTAACCTCTGCGGAGCTTACAGTCTTAGAGCAATCGCTCTTTGTCGCCTGTAGTATTGGCCGCGCCCCTACGCGGACAATTAACGTTGTCTCCTGGGCTTCTATATTCATTGTACATAGGTAAAGTACCGTTGTCAAGGCTTTTATTGTATTTTTTTTGATTTTTGAACGGTCTTTGCATAGATTTTTGAATTTTTTTTGGAAATACTGGGAGGAGAGAAGCGTCTCACTATAATACAGAGGGTACAAGCTTATCATTGCCTCGCCATATGGTGATGATAGGTAGTGTCTAAAAATGAGACATGATCTCTTTGAATCGTTAAACCCTTTATCTTTGAGCTATGAAACTCTCTATTATATTGTCGATCCCACCCCTTATACGGTCCTAGTATAGACCGTTCATTGCTGTGTTGGCGATCTCTATTAGTACGTAACTACCTATAATCATTAACATTATCATTATGTAATCCACTATATCCATATGCTACTCCTTCGTCAAGCCGCTCTTGTCAACAGATAACGTCCTCATGTGGACGACGGCATGAACTAGTCCAATACGAGGCGCCTTGTATACGCCCTGCATTATATCGCCCCTGTAGGGGGCTTGCTTTGGGCACAGGAATATTTACATCTAGTATAATAATACTAAACCTAATACATCCCCTATATACGCGCCCTTGCTTATTTTAAGTTTCACTAGAGCTATTTATTGAGGGTTTGGCCTTCCGCTAGGCCCTTATTCGGTCGGTACCTAGTAATCTTCTTAACCGGCGATCCATCTCGACTCTCTATATCCCTTTACAGATATAAGCATTATTTCACGGTCCAAAGACCCTCTACTATATAGTACTTTATTTTGTATCAAAAAAGAACCCTTTTCGGCAATTATTTTGTGTAGGGGCGTTTATTTCGATCTGAGTGAAAAAAAGTTCTAAAGTTTTATGCCTTATGCCCGATAAGTATAATGTAGCAAGGAGATAGAAATGAAATATCAAGAACTACAAAGATTGTTAAACGAAGTAGGTTTGGAAGAAGAAATGATCCAAAAACGAGTTATCGGTGAGCTTCTAAACGATTTCAAAGCTAAGGTAATTGATAAGGACCGATTTATTGCTGAGATGGTCATTCTGGGCTATATGAAGTCTGATGCTGTATTAAAAATGAAAAAGGCGCCACTTAAGATTCTTGAGCATGTGTCTATCATTGTAAGATAAGGGAGAAACAAATGCCAAAAGTAAAGTATTATAAAACACTAGACGGCACTCCACCCAAGCTACCCATACGAGCCGAAGCTGGTGGTAGCGCCATAGGTAACGTATTCCGAGAAATAGAGCAGGCAATTGTTAGTGGTGGTCAAACTCTAGAAACTTTTTCAGAGA